TGCGCTGCTCCACCTGCTCCGGGCATCAGTTAACCCCCTTGCCATGTGCTGCTATGCTATGGTAACGTTACGGGAACGTTATCGTGAAAGGAGGAAATTCCAAATGAATAACTGGACACCATGCCCCCGCTGCAATTCGCCCCGCGTGCGCGCTTCTGCTGGCTGGGTAGACGGTCTCTTCTTTGTGATCATCGTTTTGATCTGCCTGGCGATCCCTAGCCTGATCGCCAAAGTGATCGCCATCCCGTTTGCGCTGCTCGCTCTCGTCGCCTTCTTCAAGGTGCCGACAAAGAACAGTTACCATTGCCGGGATTGCGGTTATTCCTGGCGAGATAGCCAGCTCACCACGGACCACTGAGTCCTTTCGCTCTTGCGTCTTCAATAAGCGCCTGCTCCGCCGCTGGGTCGTCAGGCGCTGTTTCTTTGGCATTCTGTTTGTTTTTCCAAGGCGGCTCTCCGATGTAGTCCTCCGGTTTCGCTGCCGCATCTTTCTTCCCCTTGAACATGTTATAAACAGAGGCTGCCAAAAATGCGGCCGGGTAGATTTCCCTGTATGACCTGGCCTTCCGCATCTCCGGCAGCCGCTTCAGGACTGCTTCTAGATCACTGGCGTAGAAGTCTCCGATGTCGCTGGGTCGCCAGCCAAACTCTGCGCCGACGACGAGAGAAAGCGCTGCGTACCCATCTGTGCTAAAGGCAGTAGCGACTTCATTACCTTTTGCACGCCAGTAAAATTTACGCGCAGCCATGCCTCCACAACCCTCTCGATCTCGGACGGATATCCGTCCTCGATGTCGCTGAGCGTCAGCTCTGGTATGAAGTCAATCAGCTTGTCCTCGAACATGCCGACCAGATCCTTCGTGCTCAGCTTATCCAGGCCGTTGAACAACCCCTCGATTTTCGGAATGATCTCCTCCCGGATCTCGCTGATCTTCTTCTCTCTGATCTCGATCTGCCGGGTGCCCACTGTTGCCCTTTCGATTCGCATCCTCTGATCCTCTCCTAGTTTTGTCTGTAGAACAGCGCCCCGCTGCCCTGAAGGTCGATCGATTCTTTGACTACCCCTGTCACCGGCACATCGTAGCTGAGCTTCTTGATCAGCCCGTATGTCTGCAGTCTATCCTTCGTGCTGCCTGTCTGTAAATAGAAGACCAGGCACATCGGCGCTTCTGCTGCCAGCGCTTCCCAGAACATGCTGTCTCCCCAGTACCGCTGCGCCTTGCCGCTCCAGCTAACCAAGACGTTCAGGAATTCCTTCCAACCGGCGCTCTCGAATGTTGTTACGTCGACGTTATCAATGTCCATGTCGATTGACCATTCAAAGAAGCCTCCGGCCTGTGTCATCGGCTGCGCAAAGCCCGAAACCGTCACCACGTCGCCCGACGTAAGCGCCACCGGGAAGTAAATGTTGCCGCCTGCGCCTTCGACGACGAACCCTGTCGTCTGGATAGTGCCGTTCACCTTGACTGTCGTTACCGACCCCGGCACCAAGCATGAATAGGCGTCGTTGACGATCTTGTAATTGTTATATGTCGAGTCCGGTATCGTCGCCTGGTTGCTGAAAGTCACCGGTTCTCCACTCGGCACGTAAACTGCCCCGGTCTTCCCCGATATCGCCATCGGTCTTCACCCCCTGCGCTTCCGGCGTCGTCCGTGCCCACTTGTCCCTGCCGTCCGGTGCCTTCTCCTTGAGGCGCTGCTCTGCCTCGCTGTCCGTGAATGCGACCAGGTTCCCCTGGTGCGCCATGAAGCGCGGGTCAACGTACAGCCCTGGTCCCAGATACTTCAGGGTTGTCATTTTAGTCACCCGCCCTTATGACCATGCCGGGGTCAGCGTTCCTGTGCCCTGGTAGTCCACGCTGAATTTGACCTTGTCTGCCACCGGCACATCGTAGCTGACCTTCTTGACGAGTATCGTGCCTGTAAATGTAGGCACCGTTGTCGTCATCTTGAAGACCGCCGCCAGCGTCGCTGCGCCGGACGCCCCATTGGTTGCTGCCATGAATATCGCCTGCTGGCCGGTCGTGTCGCCCGGGACCGCGTTACCTTCCAGCTTGCCTGACCATGCGACCAGCGTGTTCAGGAATTCTTTCCAACCTGCGCTGTCAAAGCTCGTCACATCGACGTTGTCGACGTCGAAGTCCATCGTCCAGTCGCTGATCTCGGCGACCTTGTTCGTTCCGAGCATGACCGCTCCATTCTTGCCTGAGATAGAACTGCTCATTATGTTTCGCTCCTCTCCCTGATCGTCCTGTTCCTACATGCTATCCGGCGCTCCCAGTGCGCTCGGCGAAGCGATACCGCCTAGTTGCAAACTGCAGGTTCTTTCCTTGATCGTCCTGAAGTTGCAGAAAAACTCAGCCCGTAGGAGCTGATCCCGTCCTATCGGTTGCGGCTGGTGCAGCGCCGCAATCAGCAGGTACCATGTCTGCCCCGGCCCCAGCTTGACGTTTGCCTGCCCGTGCAGCAGCTCATAGATCTGCTCCGACACCGATCTACCTGTTGCATAACTCTTGCTGCGCACCCTGATCTGAATCTCTGGGTACTCGCATGGCGAGTAAAGGTCCGGAGGCTTGCCCGGCATCTCGTAAATTGTGATCACGTCATCTGGCTCGCCCGGGTAGAAGCCCTCGCATATCGTGCTGCCGCTGAAGCCATTGGCTGTCAGCAGCGCAGCGATGTCCTCTGTCAGCATGTCCAGCGCCCCCTATTCCGTGGTTGCCTCGCCGGTCTCGCCGCCGCTCTCCAGCGTCTGCTCCGTCCCTGAGGAATTGCTCTGCTGTTTAAAGAGAATCTTCTGCAACCGAGCCAGCAGCTTCGCTGGCAGCCCCGGCAGCGCTGCATTAATTGGCATCGACAGATACTTCTTGCCCTTGTAGCCCGGGTTGTGAACCGTTTTACCGAACAGGACGAAATTCCCATCCTTGCTCAGCATCGGAAACTGGCCTGATCCATAAGCGCTCGGCGGCGTCTTCCCCTTATACGTCGCGACCGGCGCAGCCAGTATCTTCTTGTTTTTGACCGTGATCGTGTGTGCTGGATATCCCTCGTGCACCGCCAGAGCGTAGGGCGCAGCCGGTCCCCCGTAGCTTAGCTCGCATGTGACCGACTTGCCCTCCACTGCTGGCTCCCCGACCCGTCCTGTGGTACGTAGCGCTCCCGTCAGCACCGGGCAGTACTTATCCTTGCTGTCTGTCATGATGATCTCGCATTCCGGGTATAGGCATTGCCCCGCCAGTTGCGGTGCCTGTTTCCCTGATTGCTGCAGCAGTTTGTAAAATTCATCCAGCCCCTTGACCTTGATGATAATCTTGTCGCTCATGTATCGATCTCCCAGGCGTAAAGATTTCCCTGCTCGTCGTAAGATGGGAGGATGCCCAAAATGAGCGGCTGCTTCCCGTTCGGCAGCGTGATCTGATCCCGTTCTCCGATCGTCACCGGCTGCGTGTTGCCGTCGCCGTCGATGTACGTGTTGTTCAGATAGACCTGCGCCGTGCTCGTGACCAGCAGGCCTTCCTTGTTGTAGATCATCCTGATCGTGCTGTCGACGTAGCACGGCAAAACAATTGGAGCCGATCCGTAGACCGGCTCCTCATATTCGTTGACATCCGTGCACGGGTTGATCGTGACCTGCAAATTCAGGAGGTCGATCAGGTCCCTGTCCATGTCCGGTCGCCTCCTAGTCCGGCAGAATCGGTTCGTTCGTCTCATCCTGGTTGATGCTCATCATGGCCCTGGTGAAAAGCGGCTGAGTGATGCTGGTGTTCTGGAAGTATGCGTCCTTGTCCGAGAGGTCCATGCCGCCTGCAAAAGGCTGCACCGTGACACCCGACCGGCTCCTGAGCGCCAGCGCCTGGTCCCGGTAGCTCTTGGCGATGTCGGAAAGGTCGATCCTCAGCTTGCCAATCGCCTTGTTTGCCTTGCGGCTGTACCTTGCCGCCAGTGCGTGGCAGCAGGCGATCGCTGCATAGATTGCCGCATTCCCCCGGTTGCCGTAGATGTTGATATAGTGGTTAATCTCCGTATCCCGGAGCTGCGGATCTGTTGGGTCGACGTCGCCGATCTCGATCCGAACCTCGTCCAGCGGGATTGTGTCCGGCTGGGCGTTATAGGTCCAGTCTCCGCTCATTGCCGTCAGCGGAAATGTCTCTGGCATGCTGGCCGCCCCCTTAGACGTTCGGCGTCAGGTAGACCTGCATCGCTGCGCCCTCTGCTGCCGGTGCCGACAGCGCCCTGCCAACCTTCAGGCCTGCTGCGTCGGCTACGGTGGTCAGCACCCCTGTCGCTGCGTTCGTGAATTCCCCTGTGCAGATGCGGAGCACCTGCTTCCAGAATGCGGTTGTCGTGCAAGCGGCCAGCGCTGCCACGCCGCCCCCAGCCAGGACGTCCCGCTCTGCCGTGAGCACGTTGCTGGCATTGTAGCCGTAGAATGTCAGGTGCGTCACGTCTACTGCATCGGCGCTGTTCGTGTGCGTGACCTGCTCGCAGAATGCCTCGATCGACGTCGGTATCTGTGCACCCTTCTGGCTCGTGCCACCTGTCAGCGTGGCAATCGTCGCCGTCCCTGCTGCCGCCGTCTTCAGCGTCACGTTGCTTGCGCCCAGGTTGCGGCCGTCCGCCATGAACATTCCGGATATCGTTGAATACGTCAGTGCGCTCGACACCACGGTCGTGGTTGGGTTGCCCAGCACGATCGTCTCGAACTGGGCCGCTCCTGCTGCGCTCGCCCCCACGATCACAATGCCCCTGCCACGGTCGCCCGGCGTGTCTACCGCCTGCTGGATAGTTACTTTTCCTGCCCCCGATTGCGTGAATGCTGTAGCTGTCCCGGTCTCCACAGCGTTTAGGGTGAGCGCCGAAGTGTTAAGCGCCGTTGCTCGCCCATTGCTGCCGACCTTGACCGCTGCCAGCGCTGCGATCGCCGATGAATCGGCCAGCACGGTGATGATCCCCTCTGTATCGAGGAATCCGCTACCGCCGACCACCACGTTATCCTTCGCTGCGCCGATGACGTTCTGGCTGTTGGCTGCCGCCTGCTGCAGCGAGCCGTCCGAGAAGATCTCGATGAATGTCTCAGCTTCCCATCCAGCCACCCCTGCCACCACGTGCGCCGGTTTATCGAACCGGTTTTGCACGATTAGTCGCTGGGCTTTTGTCGTTCCCGGTAGTGATCTCATTGCTGTCTTGCCCCCCTTTCGTATGCGCCTCCAGCGTATGGCCTTCGAGCAGCTCCGGCGTGCTGAATTTCCGATCGCACCCGGAGCTGGAGCACTCGAAAGCCTTCCCCGTGTAGGGAGCGAGGTAGCGCTGGCCCTGCATCTTCTTGAGCCGGACGTCCGTAAGACCCACCGGCTCGACTACCTCGCCGCTCTGACGGTAGACGCCGCCAGATGTAAAGCGCCTGTGCACGACTTGCTGTTCCATTCGGTTCGCCCCCTGCCGCTACCGCTTGTTAGGCGGCTGCGTTCTCGAAGAAATAGCCCAGGTCTGACCCTGTCTGCTTGCAGCAGTAAGCCATCTCTCCCTCGACCCGGTCGACCTTGAGCCGCCTGATCGGGAACTTGTCGATCGCCAGCGCGTAGCCGGCCGATTGCCGGTCGACCATATTGCCGGTCAGACCGCGCCATGCGAAGACATACCCCGCGCTCGGCTGCAAGATGCCTGCGCTCTTCGGTGCGTAGGACAACAGCGCATGGTTGGAGCTGATAAACTGATACTGTGCCGTCTGGCCTTCCTCGTTGCTTGCGTAGACCGCGCCCGCCACCACCAGCTGGTCGACCCGGAAGAGCTTCGCCAGCATCTCCTCGGTAATCACGCTGTTCGTGGTGTACTTGTAGCGGTCGACGATATCCGGGTGGTTGCTCAAGACTTCGAACACGTATTCCGACATCGTCAGCACATTCGGCAGGAAGCCGGTCTGCTGCTTGACCATCATGCGGCCGACCCTGATGTCTGTGATCGGGTCGCTGTTCATGTAGTCGCTCCACTGAATGAAGCTGGCCCCGGGGACGTTCCCCGATGCGACGCCCTGAACGGTCGTTCCCCAGACGCCCGGCTGGAAGTACGCCTTGACCCACTGACGTTCCCTGCTGATCAGCATGCGCTGGGTAATAAAGATGCTGGCGTCCCTGT